CTACTGGATCGTCCAGCGTGTGCGCTTCACAGCTAGGATCATGGAGGAACTGTATATGCTCCACCAGCAGGTCGGTTATCTGGGCTATGAACATCTGGATGGAAAGCTGATCCGTCCCGAAGCGATCAAGGTCATTCAGATTACCGAATAACGCCTGTGCCGGGAGGGTGAGCCTGTCTTGCTCTCCCGGCTTTTTTGAAAGGAGTCACCAATGAAATTACAGGATATTAATGCCATAAACAATATGCGGCTGAAAGGATACAGCATCGCGACCATCTCTAAAGTGCTGGGTATGCCATATAACACCGTTAAATCACATATACGCCGCAATCCAGATATACCGGGAGCAAGCGTATGTCTGCAATGCGGAAAACCCGTTAAACAACCCAGAGGACGCAAAGAGAAAAAGTTCTGCTCGGATCGATGTCGCATGGCCTACTGGAACAGTAACCAGGATAAGGTCAAAAAGCAGACCTACTACACCTTGATCTGCCAGCATTGCGGAAAGGAGTTTACTGCTTATGGAAACAAGAATCGTAAGTTCTGCTGCCGTGCCTGCTACCTCGATTCCAGAAAGTGCGGATAAGGAGTTCCATACCCGGTTGATGCGCTATCGTCTGGTGATCTCCCTGGTGGACAGCATGGTTGCGAGAGGCTTTATTTCAGCGGATGAGGCAGCCATATTACACACAAAGGCAGCGGAGATCCACGGCCTATCTTTGGGTAGTATATTTCTCTGATATCCCTTGCTATATATCCTCTTTAGAGGGAACATACAGTACACCCATATTGATACAAAGGAGGTGTTCTGTATGAAACGAACCGTAAAACAGGTGCGGTTTCCGGCTGCGAATATTCCAACGCTGACTCGTGTAGCAGCATATGCCAGAGTGTCCAGCGGTAAAGATGCTATGCTGCATTCACTTTCGGCCCAGGTCAGCTATTACAGCAATCTGATCCAGAACCATAAGGGATGGCAGTATGTTGGGGTATACGCAGATGAAGCCTTGACGGGTACTAAAGACAACCGTGAGAAGTTTCAGCAGATGCTATCGGACTGCCGCGCCGGAAAGATCGATATGGTCATAACCAAGTCCATATCTAGGTTCGCGCGCAATACAATTACATTGTTGGAAAGTGTTCGTGAACTCAAGGCACTCGGTGTTGATGTTTTCTTTGAAGAGCAGAACATCCACACCATGAGCGCGGATGGTGAACTGATGATAACGATCCTTGCTTCCTACGCACAGGAAGAAAGCCTTTCGGCCAGCGAGAACATGAAGTGGCGTATCCGAAAGGGTTTTGAACGCGGCGAAATGATAAACCTGCGGTTCCTTTACGGCTACTCTATCAAAAAGGGAGTCGTGACTGTCAACCCCGCCCAGGCAAGGATCGTCCAGGAGATTTTCCATCGCTTCAACGATGGTGAAAGCATGGGCAGCATTGCGGCTGACCTCAATGCCAGAAACCTAAAAGGGACACGCGGCGGTGAATGGTGCCAGCAGCGCATTCACGATGTGGTGACCAATGAGAAATACCTGGGCAACGCGCTTCTCCAGAAAACCTTTGTGAATAACCACCTGGAAAAGAAGCAGGTCAAGAATCGCGGTGAGCTTCCGCAGTATTACGCCGAGGGAACTCACGACGCGATCATCGACCCAGAAACCTTCGCAAAGGCCCAGGAGCGCATTGAGGTTTTAAGGCTGGCAGCTGAGGAAAGACCAAAGCCTACCCGGTCGGCTTTCACCGGCAAGATCCGCTGCGTGAAATGCGGAAAGAACTACAAACGCGGAAGGCACGGCGACAGAGTCTTTTGGAACTGCTCGACCTACCTTTCCAAGGGAGCAAAGGCTTGCCGGTGTTCGCAGATCCCGGAGCCGCTCCTTTACAGCATAACGGCAGAAGCCTTAGGGCTTGAGGAGTTTGACCCGGATGCCTTTGAGAGCAAAATAACGGTTATTGAAGCCCGCGATGACAACACCCTAGTGTTCTGTTTCACCGACGGAACTCAAACCGTTAAACGATGGCAGCACCGCTCCAGGGCAGAAAGCTGGACCCCGGAGATGCGTGAATCAGCAAGACAAAAAGCCAAACAGCAAGTACTGCCAGATCGAGGATGGCACGGATATTTCCAAAAGACAGAGAAATGAGAGGAAACAGATTATGGCACAAGTAGCAAGAGCAATTACAGTAATTCCGGCAACTATTAACCCCGTAACACGAATGGCAAACACCTCCATGGCTAAGCGCCGGGTGGCAGGTTACGCCAGAGTATCCACGGATAGTGAAGAGCAACTTACCAGTTACGAGGCGCAGGTTGACTACTACACCAGATACATTCAAGGCAGATCCGACTGGCAGTTTGTTGAGGTCTATACAGACGAAGGCATCTCCGCTACCAACACCAAGAAGCGCGATGGCTTCAATCGGATGGTCGGAGATGCCTTGGAAGGAAAGATCGATCTAATTGTTACCAAGTCGGTAAGTCGCTTCGCGCGTAATACAGTGGACAGCCTTACAACGGTCCGCAAACTGAAAGAGGCTGGCGTTGAGGTGTATTTTGAAAAGGAGAATATCTGGACGCTGGATTCAAAGGGTGAGCTTCTGATCACCATCATGTCAAGTCTTGCCCAAGAGGAAAGCCGCTCCATTTCAGAGAATGTCACCTGGGGCCAGAGAAAACGATTTGCTGATGGTAAGATTAGCATTCCGTACGGACAGTTTCTCGGTTATCGTAAAGGTTCAGATGGATTGCCAGAGATCGTGCCGGGAGAAGCGGAGACGGTGCGTCGAATTTATCGACTGTTCATGCAAGGTAAAACACCTAACGCTATCGCCAAGTTACTTACCGCAGAAGGTGTACCCACACCCGGTGGAAAGAAGGTCTGGCAATTCACAACGGTGGAAAGTATCCTTGCCAACGAGAAGTACAAGGGTGCTGCGCTCCTGCAAAAGAAGTTTACGGTGGATTTTCTCCAGAAGAAGATGAAGGTCAATGAGGGTGAGGTTCCGCAGTACTATGTAGAGAACAGCCATCCACCAATCATCCAGCCGGATGAGTGGGATCGTGTACAAGCAGAGTTCCAGCGGCGAAAGTCCCAAGGAAAGAATCACAACTGCAACAGACTGTTTTCGGCGCAGATCGTCTGCGGCGATTGCGGTGAATACTATGGCTCCAAAGTGTGGCACTCCAACAGTAAGTACCGCCGCGTGATCTGGCAGTGTAATAGCAAGTTCAAAGGTGACCACAAATGCAGAACACCTCATCTTTATGACACGGATATCCAGCGGCTGTTTATGTCGGCAGTCAGCAAGCTTTTTGCGGACAGAAAAACGATCCTGGAAACTTGCCGCTTGCTGCAATCCACCTTGACTGACAACACCAGCATTGACGCGGAATGCGATGAATTGCTCCGTGAGATGGATGTAGTAGCTGGGCTGATCCGATCCTGCATAGAAGAAAACGCTGCTCAAGCATTTGACCAGGCCAGCTACCTAGAACGATACAACGGATATGTTGAGCGGTACGAGTTCCTCAAGGAACGATATGCAAAGCTGCAGGGTCAACGAGAGAGCCGAGATGCTGAAGCGCTTCGTATCGGCGGCTTCATGTTTGAACTGCGAGAGCTGGATGAACTACCCGTCACCTTCGATGAAAGACTGTGGCATGGACTGATAGATCATGTGACAGTCTACGATGATGAGCGACTGGTATTTCATTTCAAGGACGGAAGCGAGATCACTGAACAGCTATAACGAGAAAATCCCGGCATCCGCACAGACCATTCTGTGTAGATGCCGGGATTTTTGTCTTTATTCGCTTCTGATTTCTTGTTCCAGACGAAAGCCTACATGAAAACCTGCGATAAAAGCAAGTCGCTGATATTCAGCGCATATTCTGCAGACCAAGGAAAACACCGCGTCGTTATCCTTAATGGGTAGTCCCTCCATGTAGTCATTCAGATCCGCAAAGCCATCTTTGATTTCCTGGGTGTGGAACGGATTGCACTCGGCGTAATACCAGTGAATCATTTCCAGGATCGACTCCGCATCGCCATCACCGAAATCCGGTGGGTTGGCATAGATGTAGGCCTTTAGCTTTTTCATGAACTCATCCATAACATCACCTCCAAAGTGTGTGTGATGTTAACTCTGGTGAGCGATAAGTGCAAGTAGCTAAGTTTGCCGAAATATCTCCCTGCGTTTTAGTGGTATTGGTGGAATAACGATAGCGGTAAAATAACGGATAAGCACATCTGGATCGGCAAGTAAGATATTGCCTTTGTCGCATTGGCAATGTTTCCAGGCTTAGTACAAATCACAGAAAAA